TTCTCGAAGTGTTGGGGCCTTTGCTTGTCGATGGTAAAGTAATGACTCCGGCACGCATCAAGAACTACAAACCAATCCGCGGGAAAAATTTCGCGTACAAGCTCATAGGAGATAGTGTCACTCGCAGCACTGAAATCTACGGTTGCAATTCCGGCGGTTTTTGACCCCCGTAACGCTAACGTCTGATTTTTCGTGTCTGAATCGAGGTCGAGTCCGTTCCTCCGAAGTCTGTTTCGAATGACCGCCCCTACGCCTTTTTGGAACCAGAGATTAATCCCCGGTTCCACAGCGATGGTACGATCTATCTTAGCATTCTTCGGTACGGTTAGAACCTTACTAGCCTCACGGAACTCCACTTCAGAGAGACGACCGTCCCGATACCATACGGGATAGGCAGCCTCAAGAAGCGGTTCCATAAGACGGTACAGCCTACTTGTTATCTGGTTTTCCTTGCGGAATTTCCTGACAGCAGATGTATCACTTCCTTTTACTGAAAGCGACACACCCGGCCCCCAGGAGCCGGAATCGAGGACTTCATCGATACGGAACCTTCCAAGAATCACTGCAATTTTTCGCGTGACGGCATGAAGCAGCCACACGTTAGACCCCTTGAATTGGGGATCTAATGCGAGATTCGAGAAACGTTTATTCGTATCGCGACACTGCAACTCAGCGGCTAAAAAGCCGCCAAGCGCAAGCTCTCTTTTATTAAAGGAGGTCTCTAAAAACTCAGACTTCCGAAGAAAGCTTATAGCAGTGAGGTCATCCCGAAACCGACCAACGTCATTATATTGACGAGGGTCGATTTCTTTCGATACCAATTGATCGAACTCTCTATTCTGATAAAGAATAAAACACGAGAGCGCGATCGGGGTGTCGATGGATGTATAGAACTGCTCAATCGCGTCTTTTACAGACGCATCCGACAAACCAACTGCATGAGGTAAACGACGGGAAGAAACTCCCTTAACGCCAGATCGTGACATAGTCAATGATCTCCTTTTAAGTTACGTACCCTAAAATGCTATCTACAATTAGTAGATGGCACTCTGCGCCTCCACGAGACTAACCGACACGGCATTAAGAAGGATATTTCTCGCAAAAGCGATAATGTCCTTTCTATCAGCCAAAGTCGATCGTTCGGGGAGGAAGAACGTGCAGTCGAACGTCGTATCATAAGCCTTCGTCGGAGCCGGGAGAATTCCCGACATTGTCGAATTACTTATGGTTTCGAGGGACGGCCGAACGATCTTGATACGTACCTTGTGAAGACGTGATGTCTTCGAAGGGGGCGAAACCCAGAGAAAAATCCTGGGAAATCCGACAGAAATTCCGCCGGATCGGTCTTCATACACCGCGAGATTCCCTGTCAAAGACAGGGGTTCGAAGCTATGGGAGACAGGGGTTGCTTGTCCGTCATTGACGTAAAGTGTTGCGATAGCAGGCATATTGCACTCCTAAGGGTTGTCTTTCAGCGAAATCGCTGAACGATTAAAGCGACAGCTTCGAGAACGTGATACACAGAGAGTGGGTTCTTAAATTGAGGGAGCATAAGCGATGGGGGTTCAGTTAAGAACACCCTTGTCTTCTTACGCTCTGCACAATGGAACTGACTCGACGTGTTAACGGTCCCGCCGCTGCCTGCTGTACTCGTGTTGAGTACGGTGAAAGGAATCTCGACCAACTTCGTATTCGACTGCACACCTCTCGAGAAGACGAGGCCAGTACAGTTGTTCAACGAATGGATCCAGTTGCCGATAGGTAGAAACCAGTCGACAACAAAGCTCCAAGGTAAAGATTCCCACGCTATCTCAGCCGGATTTACGAGTCCGATCGAGTTAAGCGTTGCAAGAAATTCGTTGGATACTTCGTATTCAACGACGAATCTCGTCTGAGCAAAGGTGCGTATTTCTACACCATTCACAAAGACAATAGATTCTTTCTTGCCCCGGCCACGGACAGTCACAGTATCCTTTTGGGATTGTTGTGCCAGTAGCTCGAGCGTGCTAAAGATGTCCGACATAAGCGGTCGCAAACCGAATTGAAACATCAAAAGGTCATTGGCTATGCCTTTAACCCCTTTCTGTTCGCCTCCGATTAATTTCGAGGCTGCGATCTTATTCCTTTTCAAGAGCAATTGATTCACCCTTTCGAGGAGATCCTTCAACATCGCAAACGTTTTATGTCTTTCGGCAATGATATTTCCTACATGGACCTCTTGTTTAGAGAGGTTCTGGTAGAATTGCCGTTTAGCACGTGATAGAGCAGCTTCTGCGCATGAGTTTTGCTCATCGCCTGAAAGCTCTATCTGTGGTAGTACGACTCCAGCCAAAAATGCAGCACGGTTGGCACTTATAGCATTCAGATAGGTCGTGTACGTCCAATCACGCCGAATATTCGCGGTCGGCCCAGGTAAATTTGGGTTGTGCGCGGTATCGACGTAAAAGCCGTAGTCCGACTTCTCATGAATGTCATACGGGTGCCACTCGGAGTATCGTACTTTAAGCTTCTTATACCGAGGGACTCCAATCTTCTGGAGTTCGACGTACTTCTCATATACCGCTAATCTTTTGTGGTATTTGATCATACGTTCTCGGAAACGAAGGTTATTTCTTATCCTAATGACAATGAGCTTATCGCGAAGGTTTTGATATTTCGCTTTAGCCTTATTCCACGAGGAATCAGATTGGCCTTCACGACGCTCTTTGAGCGTCGGAAGCTTGGGCAGGTGGAGCTCCGGTTTTACGGGAGCTTTCAACGGGTACTTTTTAGGGACCCAGGCCACGCGGTACAGCCTCTGACCACCACTTGATGACGTTTCAGAGGTTCCTTCTCGCAGCAAAGTGGTTACCAAACCACCCGCTGAGAATTCACTCACGGTTTCTTCATCAGCATAACCGGTAGGAGAGCCATCAAGGCTCCAATACCGAATCGTGCTGATCTCAAAACCGCGAGAAGGAACTTGGTTAACTTTGTAAAAGTTCGCCATCTAGAACTCCCCCAAGATATCGGGGTAACGGCAGTTCTTGCCGACGGTATAACCGTTTAAAGAAACCTCTTTTTCACTCATAAGGGTACATTATGTATTGAGGAGTGTAGAGATCGGACCAAGCCATGGTCGCGCGAGCACGAAAAATGCAAGCAACGTCAAGGCAAACGCCAAAAATCTCAGCATATACTCATACATCTTTGTCT